TAATAAATAATCATCTTTTTTCATTTTTAATTTACATATTTTTTTTTTTATTGATTTTATTTCATCTTTAATATTCAATATTTCTTCAATATTAGTTATTTTTTTTAATTTTTTTTTTAATAATTTCTTTCTTTTTAACAAATCTGGTATTGTTTTTTCTTGAATATTCTTAAATTCATTCATTTTTTGATTATGTTTACTATCTAACGTAATTGTTGATTTTTTACTTACTTTAATTTTTTTATTCGCCTTAGGTTTGAAATTAGGCATTATTATATGATTTATAATATATTTCATTTTTATTTTTAAATTTAAAATAATTAAAAACATTAATCCGTAGTAATTTTAGTTTGTTTTTCTTAAAATCATATATATGGATGTAGATATAAATATAGAAACAAATAAAAAAATAGACTGTATATTATTGCAAAAAATGATTTTTATATACAATGCTTTAGATAAAGGTTGGGCTGTAAAAAAAAAGAAGAACGCATATATATTTACTAAAAACCACGAAGGTAAGAAAGAAGTATTATTAGATGCTTACCTTAAACGCTTTATGATGGAGAATTTAGACATTAATAAAATCAAATAATATAATAAATTAATTAATTAATTAATTAATTTATCAAAATTTTTTTTTCTTTAGCAATAGTATAACCATGGGTGGTGGATTAATGCAACTAGTAGCTTACGGCGCACAAGACGTCTATCTTACGGGAAATCCCCAGATTACTTTCTGGAAGGTTACCTACCGCAGACACACAAATTTCGCAATGGAATCTATTGAACAAACTTTTAACGGACAGGCTGATTTCGGTCGCCGTGTCCAGTGCACTGTCTCCAGAAATGGTGACCTTGCCTACAGAACATACCTTCAGGTAACACTCCCTGAAATCAACCAGGATGATGCCGCTACCGATGAGGGCAACTATGCCCGCTGGCTTGACTGCCCCGGAGAGCAGATGATTTCAATGGTTGAGGTTGAGATTGGTGGTCAGCGCATCGACCGTCAGTATGGTGACTGGATGCACATCTGGAACCAGCTTACACTTACAAGTGAGCAGGAGGCTGGATACCACAAGATGGTCGGACAGACCACTCAGCTTACCTACCTTACCGACCCAGCCTTCGCTGATGTCGCAACTGCTTGCGGTGCTGCCTCTGTCCCTGAGGCTGTCTGCGCCCCTCGCAAGGCTCTCCCTGAGACAACTCTTTACGTTCCTCTTCAGTTCTGGTTCTGCCGCAACCCAGGACTTGCTCTTCCTCTTATTGCCCTCCAATACCACGAGGTCAAGATTAACATCGAGCTCCGTCCTCTTGATGAGTGTCTTTTCGCCGTCAAAGCTCTTAACGAAACCAGTAGCTCACAGAAGACCACTAACTCTTACGCCAAGTCACTCGTAGCCGCTTCTCTCTACGTCGATTACGTCTTCCTTGACACCGACGAGCGCAGACGCATGGCACAGAACCCACATGAGTACCTCATTGAGCAGCTTCAGTTCACTGGCGATGAGTCCATCGGTTCATCTTCTAACAAGATTAAGCTCAATTTCAATCATCCTTGTAAGGAGCTTGTCTGGGTTGTCCAGCCTGATATGCACGTCGCTTACTGTGACTCCTTCATTGGAGGCAAGACTATGCACAAGGCTCTTGGTGCCCAGCCATTCAACTACACCGATGCCATTGACGCTCTCCCCAACTCCGTCCTTGCCTTCGGCTCTCTTGACCAGACTAAGGATACTATTACCGACGGTCTTTTCAGTGATGTCGCTGTCTATGATATCTCTGGAGCCCAGACTAATGTCCCCGCTACCACAAACCAGGAGGACCGCGGTCACCTTCAGGTCCCTGCCGGCGGCGCTACTCCCGGCTCCGGTAACGGTGTCTCTGACGCTGGTGTCTTCGTCCTCGCTGAGACTGCCCTTAACATGCACTGCTGGGGTGAGAACCCTGTCGTAACCGCTAAGCTCCAGCTTAACGGACAGGACCGCTTCTCTGAGCGTGAAGGCACCTACTTCGATCTCGTCCAGCCTTTCCAGCACCACACACGCAACCCAGACACCGGTATTAACTGCTACTCATTCGCACTTCGCCCTGAGGAGCACCAGCCATCTGGAACTTGCAACTTCTCCCGCATCGACAACGCCACTCTTCAGCTTGTCGTATCCGCCGCCGCTATCGGTGGAACACAGACCGCCAAGGTCCGTGTCTATGCCACTAACTACAATGTCCTTCGTGTCATGAGTGGTATGGGAGGTTTGGCTTACAGTAATTAAATTTAACTAATCAAAATTTTAATTAGTTTGAATAAATTGATTTAAAGAATAATTCATATATTATATTATAAAATATGAATTTCAATATTTCATATAACTATAATAAAGACCTTAACTGTGGTGTAATTAATTTTAATAATGAAAATATTTTAATAGATTTTGAAGATTTATTTAAAATTATTAATCATAAAAGAACATTTACACGTTTAACGGATGATTGTAAGTATCCTTATTATATGCGAAATAAGCAAAAAATTTCTTACTTAGAATTCTTATTTAATTTTAATGATAAAAATATCAAATACATCTTTAAAAATAAAAACATATTTGATTTAAGACGTAATAATATTAGTATCGTTCATAAATTTCATGACCAAATTAAAAGCAAATATGAAATTATTGATTATAATTTAGGTCATTATAAAACGAATGGTAAATCAGCTTATTCTGTTAAAAATCCAATATGGAAAACTAAAGATAATACAATATTAATGTATTGTGAACCAAATACAATTTGTAAATTATGTCATCTTTCATATCAAAAAATTTTAGATTTTGAAAAAAAACAAGGAATAAAATGTACGTTTTATAATAATAATAATGGTTATATTATAACACATTTTAAAAATTTATATATTCATCAAATTATTACTGGATGCTATGGAAATGGTAAAGGAACAAAAAATATAAGCGTAGACCATATAGACCAAGATACATTTAATAATACATATGAAAATCTAAGAATAGCAACAAGAAAACAACAAGAACAAAATTCAAAAGGTATTAAATTTGGAACAAAAAGAGACAGAAAAAAAACAGCAATATCTTTACCAGAAGGAATTACCCAAGACATGATGCCCAAATACGTAAATTATAATAAAGAATGCTATAATAAAGAAAAAAATTTGTGGAGAGAGTTTTTTAGAATTGAAAAACATCCTAAGCAAAAAAAACTCATTTCTGGTTCAAAATCATCAAAATTAACTATTTTAGAAAAATTAGAACAAATAAAAGAAAAAATATATAATTTAGAAAATGATATTGTAGTAGAAAAAGAATTACCTCCATATTATACAATACAAAATTTTAGAAATACTCCACATTTAACATTTGATAGACGTATAGATGACAAAAGATATAATTTAAAAATGAAAATGAAACCAGATAAAACAAAAAAAGAAGAATTAGAAAGATTTAATGAAAAGTTAAAAAAAAAATATGGAGAGAGTTTTTTAGAATTGAAAAACACCCCAATTTAACTAAAAAATGTATTTCAAGTTCCATATCTTCAAAACTAACTATTTTAGAAAAATTAAATATATTAAATAATTTATAAATTTTCAAAATTGATTTACTTTTATTATGTATTTAGTACAATCATTATGATTCTTATAACATTTAAAAATTTCCAATTCATTATAGGAAAAAATCAAGATGAAAATCAACAAATTATAGACGAATCACAACCTGATGATTATTGGTTACATTTATCTAATTTTTCTTCGCCTCATTTAATTATAAAAAATCCAAATAATATTAAAATTAATAATAAAATCTTAAAACAAGCAGCTTATCAACTTAAAATTCATTCTAATAGTAAATGTCGTAAAATTAACAATCTTTCTGTAGATATTAGCAAAATTAAACATTTACACAATACTGATACTAACGGAACTGTAATTATTGACAAAATTATTAAAAATATAACTATATAAATAATGATATTGAATTATAAAAATTAATTTATAATATTTATAATTTATTATATGCTTTCCTATAAACATTCAAGAAAAAAGAAAAAATTAGTTTTATTTGGTAATTGTCATTTTAATGAAATTAGAAGAAATATTATACAATATACTGAAATTAAACAAAATTATTTACCCTATTATATTTGCATTAACAATTATATAGGTTATGGTAATGTTGCCAATGGAAAAAAATCGTCACTTCAGGATAAAACTTATTTTACCGATGAACATTTAAATTTATTAAAAACTGCCGATATTTTTATTTATCAAAATATTGAAACTAATAGGGGATTTTTAAATAATAAAGAAGTTTTGAAATATATTAAAAAATCATGTATTAAAATTAAAATACCACATTACCGCTCTTCTATATATCACTATAATCACTATAAAAAACCTTATTTTAAAGATTTAAAAGAGAAAACTAACAAAATTACAAATAATAAAGAAAAACTTATATTTATAAAAAATTACATTACCAATATTAATAATAAATCTTATGATAAAAAAGATTTGGATAATTTTATAAATGAACAATTATCACATTTTAAAAAAATAGATAATTATAGCGATGTTAGTATGTATAACTTTTTTATAAATAATTGGAAAAAAATACAACTTATAAATGGCAGAAGTTATCCTACCAGTTATTTTATGTTTATATTATCAAAAAAAATATTAGAAAAAATTAATATTTATCAAAATTTATCTTTAACAAAAATGATTCAAAATAGAATACTAATACCAAAATATTTTGGAGAATTTTCTAATATACCTATTTTTAATTTTTGGTATAATTATAATAATTTTTCATTTAAAAATCAATATTATTGGTATTCTCATATTCCTATGACTGATTATGAATTTTATTATTTACAAATTAAAATATGCAATGAACTTGGTGACAAATATTCTTTTAATGAAGTTGTATGGATAGATGAAAAAAAATTAAATATTTTAGATCAAATTAATTTAATTCGAAATATATAATTATCATTACATAATGTATATGAAAGATTTATTATTATTCGCTATAAATGGCGGAGGTTGGGCTTTAAAACCTATTTTAGAAAAAGGTGCTGTTGATAAATTAGGACATTATTATTTTACTTTTTTAAGATATTTAATCAGTGGAATCATAGCAATTCCTTTTTTAATACAACATTATTATTTTAATGGATTTCCAAAAAAATATAAAAAAGATAGCAAATTATTTTTAAAAGATGTTGTTATTTGGGGAGGTATTGTTAGTGTTATTGCTATGATAGCTATTATGGCTAATTATTATCTTTTAGAAAAATATGATGCTTCTTTTGTTACACCCATTGCTGAATCCGCATTACTTATTTTTAATGCCATCTTTTCTGTTGTTTTACTTGGTGAAAAAATTACTATGGATATGATGACTGGTATCGGGCTTATCATTGCTGGCATTATGTTTATTTACAGAAAACAAATGAAGCTTTTTTAATTTATTAAACTATTTAAATAAATACCTATAATTTATATTATATTATGCAGATTTTCGTTAAGACACTCACTGGAAAAACTATTACTTTAGATGTTGAACCTTCTGATACTATTGAAAATGTTAAATCTAAGATTCAGGATAAAGAAGGCATTCCACCTGACCAGCAAAGATTAATTTTTGCTGGTAAACAATTGGAAGACGGTAGAACGCTCTCAGATTACAACATCCAAAAAGAGGCAACACTTCATTTGGTCCTTCGACTCAGATGAGGTTGGGTTGGTAAATGAAAAGTGGTTTCTTAATTATATAATATAATAATTTAAAAAGATATTTATATTATAAATTATATGAAGTGTCCAAAATGTAGAAAAGAAAAAGATGAAACCGAATTCAAAGCAAAAAATGATAGAATTGTAAAACAATGTTCTGCTTGTAGAGAAATATGTAAAAAGTGGCGAGCAAAAAATAAAGAAAGGGTAAAAATGTATAATAAATTTTCAAGAGATAAGACTGAAAATGATAATTTAAATTGGGAAACTATTAAAAAAGAAAATGAAATTACCGATAATGTTAAAGGGGTTCCTTCTCAACATAGGGTATTACACGAAACTGTTAATGAAATCATTGGAAAAAATTGTTGTACTTGTAAAGAATGGAAACCATTAACGAATTATAATAAATCTAAAACACATTGGGATAAATTAAGAAATGATTGTAAAGATTGTTTAGTTGCTTATAGGAAGAAAAATAGAAAAGAAATCACTAGAAAACAATTAATATATGAAAAAAAACGAAAAAAAATAGATCCCCAATTTAAATTAACCAAAACAATGAGGAGTAGATTATTGAGTGCTTTAACAAGAAAAAACGCAAAAAAAAACTGTAGAACGATGGATTTAATAGGAGCTTCTCCTTCTTTTGTGATGGGTTATTTGGAAGCCAAATTTACAGAAGGAATGACTTGGGAAAATCACGGTGCTTGGCATATAGATCACAGAATACCATGTTGTTCGTTTGATTTAACGAGTGAAGAAGAGCAAAAAAAATGCTTTCATTACAGTAATCTTCAGCCTTTATGGGCAAAAGATAATTTAGCAAAAGGTGGAAAATTAGTTTAAATTTTATTAGTTTAGTATAATTTATTATATATGGAAAATAAATCTATAATAAATAAAAGTCCTTGTAATCAAAATACACAAAAATGTCATTTTCCTTATTCAAAAAATCCTAGAGATCCTATTTATGAATGTTGTAAAAGTCATTTATTTGAGTTACTATCTTATATAATTAGTGTATTCGAAATGTATAATATTGAATACTTTTTAGATTATGGTTCTCTTTTAGGATGTGTTAGAAACAATAGTTTCATTCCTTGGGATGACGATATTGACATAGCTGTTATTGATAATGGTAATAATAGTGAATTAATTGAAAAGGCAATGATTTATATTCTTAATAATGATAAAAATTATCATTGTAAGAAAAATGATAATCCTTCTTTAACTTCCTCCTGGTATAGACTTTTATATTCAATTTATAATATATTACATATTGATATTTGCGTAAAAAAAATAAATAAAGATAATAATTATTTAGACCATTTTTGTGATAGACACAATTGGAGTATTAATAAAACAGAATTGTTTCCTTTAAAAAGAGTAAAGTTTGATAAAATTTTAGTTAAAATACCCAATAAATCAAAAACTTATTTAAAGAGATTATATGGGGAAAATTGTATAGATGAAGTACAAACTAGAGGTAATAAATATGATTGGGAAGAATATTAAATTGATTTAAAATAATATTTATTACATTAATATATATTATTATGTCAGCTAAATTTGCACAAATACTTATTAAGGAAAATATTAAAAAAAGATTAATAAATAAAAAAACTGTGAAAAATAGTCCAAAAAATATAAAAGTAAATTGGACAACTGATAAAAAAAAAAGATTAAATATAAAAGACAAATGGATTTCATAGTTAAAATTATCCAAATAATACATTCATATTTCGTACTTCAGGTTTATTAGTATCTTTTGTATATAACTTTAAAATTAATTCATTATTTCTAATTCTTAATGTATAATTACTTTGACTACTACTTCTTCCCACTCGTCCAAAAGCTTGAATCATTTTTTCTTGTGTCATATTATTTAAATCCTTACTCAAATATCCATGACAAAACTGATAATTAGTTCCATAAATATAATCAGAAGAGGCAATAATTAAATATAATTTTTGTTCTGATGCTAATTTTTTCATTATATCCATATATTTTTTATCAGGGTGTTTTACAAATACACCTATACCCATCAATAATAAAATTTTCCATTCTTTATTAATATTTAAATACATAATTTCTGATACTGTATTATCATCAATATCGCTTGTAAATACATTTTCTGTATCTTCATTCAAAGCCCATTGTTTAATATGAAATTTACTATTTGGGATATATTTTTTAGGTAATTCAATTCTATTAATTTTACTTTTTAATTCAGCGACTTTTCTTCTATATTCTTCTTCTGCTTTATAATCTGTAGAAGTTTTATTTTTTGATTTATCTTTTTCTAATTGTTCAGAACCTAATTTATCTTTTCTATGTAATTCATCTTTTTCTACTTTTTCCAAATCTAACATATATCTTTCATTTCTATTCATTACGGTCATAATATTATCTAATTCTTTCATTGGAATTTTTGAAACTTTTAAATAAAATAATGCCATTTTTTCAACATCTTCTGTCAAGAAAATTGTTGGTCCATCAGTTAATGTATATGAATCATTAGTTGTAATCTTAATAACAGATTTATACATTTTCTTTCTTTTCTCCTGAAAATAATTATAAATTTCATTATAATTTTTTTTTACTAACAATAATAATCTTAAATAATATATTTTCAAATTAATTATAGTAATATCCGATACAGATTCAAAATAATTATCAATATTATAATTTTCATTAATATATTTTTTTTTATTTACATAACAAATAAATTTTACCATTTCTTTAACATCAATATGCCTCAAAATTGTTTTATTTTCTTCAATATGTCTTGCACATTTTTTTAAATCTTTATAATTTTCATAAATATAGTGTGGCATAACTATATTTCCATCCGCATCTAAAATTGGAATAGATTTTTTACATTCATAACTTACTATTTCTGATACATTATTTGTATTAAATTTTCTTTTAAAACTTGCGGTCATTGGTAAAATTTCGTCCATATTGGGTAAAGTAGCGGATGATAAAACAACATTTGGAATATAATTTGTTTGCCAATTTCTTTGTAATATTGTATGAAAATCATGAGTATCATAATCCAATGTAATTGTTGGTTCATCCCAATACCAAATTATATCTTTCTCATCATTAAATGCCAACATATAATTCATCGCTGGTAAATATGATTGAATATCTGTAATTATTAATTGGACCTTTTCACCATTACTATTATCTACCCTGAAAATCGCACCGGTTCTTCTATTTTTAACATAATCTTTTGCAGCAAAATAATGTAATCTTATATCCCCTGCATCTCTACAACCAAAAGCTACAGCAATAGGAATTTCCATAGATATACAAGCTTTTGCTAATTGTAATCCAATATGTTTTGCTGCACAAGTAAATATTACTTTTTTTCCTTTTGCTAATCCTACTGGAGACATAGTTTTTCCTGTACCAGTTGGAGCCTGATATAATATTAACTTTGCATTATCTCTTTTACAAGCTGTAAATAATTCCTTTTGATGATGATATAATTTCATGTCATTAAATTTAAATACGGTTTCATTTTTTTCAATATTATTTAATGCATTTTTTATTAAATCAACTTTACTTATTTTATCTTTGTAATTTTCAATTACAAATTCAGTAAATTTTAAAACATATTTATTTATATTCAATACCGAATTTTTTAACAATTGTGTTAATGTATAATATCTTTGACTACATAATTTTTTTTTAAAGAAATTTGATATATTATGTAATAAAATAAATTCATAAACATATTCTTTTAATTCATCTATTTTTTTTGAACTATTTTTTAATCTTATCAAATCTTTTTGCTTTAATTTTTTCATTTTTCTTTCATTTTTTAAAATTTTTTTTATATCAAAGGATAAATTGTATTTTTCTATTATTTTTTTTATAATTTTTTTAAAATAATTTTCATATAAATATAAATGAAAATTTTCATCACTATTTTCAGTTATTTTCATAAAACCTAACAAACTTTTAGATTCATTAAAAGTTCGATTTATATTATTAAAACCCTTATATATTAAATTTAAAATTTTTTGTTCCTTTACATTTACAGGAACTTCGAGATATTCCCATTCGCTTTTAGTAAGTTTCTGTTGTGTTAAATCCATTATTAATATCTATAATTTTATATATTTAATATCATTTCAATTTTAGTAAAATCATATTAAATATTAATAATTAAATATATTAAATATGCATTATATCTTTACAATAGAAGGAAATATTGGCTCAGGAAAATCTACTTTAGTAAAAAAATTAAAAAAAACCATTAATAATATTGATAATATAAAAATAGTCTTTTTACAAGAACCAGTTTCAGTATGGGAAAATATAAAAGATAAACATGGAAAAAATATAATTGAAAAATATTATGAAAATCAAAAAAAATATGCATTTTCTTTTCAAATGATGGCTTATATATCAAGAATACATCAAATAAAGGAAGTTTTAAAAACCAATAAAAATGTTATAATTATATCTGAGAGGTCTATATTTACTGATAAAGAAATTTTTGCAAAAATGTTATATGATGATAATAAAATAGAAGAAATAGAATATAATATTTATCTAAAATGGTTTGATGAATTTGTTAAAGATATTCCTATATCAGGTATTATTTATGTAAAAACAAATCCTGAAATATGTGAAAAAAGAGTTATAAAAAGAAATAGAAAAGGAGAAACAATACCCTTATCTTACTTACAAAATTGTCATACATATCATGAAAATTGGTTAAATAATGAAAATACACCTATATTAACTTTAAATGGTAATCAAGAATTTATCAATGATATACCTGATGGTTGGTTTAATACTATAAAAATTTTTATTAAAAATTTGTCTGTTAATATATTTAATAATTCAAATATTGATGATATATTACAAAATGGAATGCCTATTTTTTAATCCAAATCTTTTATTAAATATGTTGTGAACATTGATTTTCCCTTATATTTTAAAATATCTAATTCATTACTTGATGTTGGAAAATCTTCCTTTCCATAAACATCTTGTAATAATAACCATTCAAATAATCCCCCAGGATAAATATATACATTTGCGAAACCTAAATTTAATAATTGTTCATATTTTTTCATTAAATTTGGTGCATTTGCATTTTTATCATATACTATTATATTTACATTTGGTTTATTAGTCAAATATTCATTTATTATTTTTTCCTCAATATTAATAGAAATTGTTTTTTTAATTAAACAAGATTGTTCGTCACTTTTTAATGTGTTTATTATTAAACAACTATTTGATTGATTAATTGCATATTGTACATCTTCGAAATTAACCTTATTTACTGATTTTGTATTACCCATTTGATATTTTAAATAACTAAATTATCTTTATTAAGTTATTTAAAAAATATTATTAATATCCAAACATATCTGCGGCATGTAAAAATGACCAATATGGAAAGTTCTGCGTATCAAAAGCCTTTTTAGTCAAATATAAATCATTATTTTTAATAAAAAATTTACCCTCTTTTTCTGCTTGTTCTTTATTATTTGAAATGCCTATATAAGATTTCATTGATGAACTTTGTGTAAATTTTAACATATTTCCTTTTTCTAATTCCTCATCTAATGGGTCATAACAAAAATCACGCCCGGAATGCATTACATTATTACTATCTATACCAGGTAAACTTGATGGATTTTGATGACATTTTAATCCAGTAGCACAATTTGCATCAGAGTCACAATCTCCTTCTCCCTTTTTCAATGGATATTTATTTTTTGGTGTCCAACCATACCATTTTGCTTTTACTTTTTCCACACCTCTTGAAATATGCCTACTTTTAATCAATCTATTTCCAAATCCTGTCCAATTATTTTTCCAATAATCTTTTGATACTTTAATAAAATTCCAAAATGGGAAATATTTTTTCTCATATAATTCTTTAGTTATTAAAAATCTACCAAATTTACCACCATTTACCCAATTAAAATTATTTTTCCAATATGTTTTATCTCCTTCTGCTAATAAACTTTGTAAATTTGCTGCACCATCAAAAGATAATGATTTATCATCACTATTTGTACCAATTAATTTTACACCATTAACACATTTCATTATTAATGAAAAATCTTTCCAACACGGTTTATCAAATGGTATATTAGGTTTATTTCCAAAACATTTTAAACTGGAATCAACTGTATCATCAAAATTAGACATATCTGGATTAATTATACCAGCTCTTGTTTCTCTTTTTAATTTTAATAATTCATTTTTATATTGATCTTGTGACCAACCACCTTTTTGACCTTGTATCCAGGTATTTGTAACATAAGGAGTTGTTCCACTTATATTTTTAGGATTTAATTTTCCTTCTTTGTTACAACCAGTTGAATTATATAACTGTTGAGAACATTCCTCAGGTCTTGGACTAAAATTTCTTACTTTATCACAAGGATTTAATGATGTTCCATAACATTTTTTATGTTCCTCGTTTGCTTTTTTATATATTTTAGATGTCAACGCATCATTACTCAAAGTATTCATACTATTTTGAGTGTTTTTATAACCAGTTGAATTCCATCTTGTTTTTTGTACAGGTCCTACATCAGAATTTGAAAATTTTGTTGTACAACTGGCATTTTGCCATAAATCTTGCAAACATTTATCACTATGAGGACCTGTATTCATATTTTTAGAAACACAAGGAAACATCTGACCAAATCTTTCACAATCTCCCGGTTCTATTAAAGAACCTTTGAATGGCCATTGATTAGGATCATAACAATAATCTTTATATCCCGCATTCGGTTTTAACTCTTTACCATCCGCTCCTGTGACTCTTTTTACATTTCTTCCGTCGTGACCACATTTTAAAGGTTGTCCCAATTTATTGAAACCACAATCTTCATCTCTATCACAATCTCCTTCTCCTGTATCTAATGGAGCTCCATAAGGTTTATTTGCTGGTGTCATAATACCATCACTACCCATTTTACCTCTTTTAGGATAACCACCCTTATTTGGTGACCAACCTAAAAATTTCGTTTTTGATGTAGGATATTTCTTATTTTTAAATTCATCTACCCATTTACACGCATCATCCTCATATTTTGGTATTAATCCTCCATCTGGTCCCTGTTTTGCAGGAATTTGCTTTGCTGTTGCTGGACACCAAGCACATTTAACACCATCCTTAGTTCCTCCACCACCACAATTTTGTGGCATACTCGCACATATTTTTTGTTCTTTTTTCTTTTGACAATAATAATCTACTCCTCTACCTTTACTATCTTTCATATTTGGTCCTAACCATTCGCCGTCTTCTGGTTCACCACTTTTCCAATTTGATGTTATACAAGCATGAACAAAAGGTTTCTTTCCATCACCAGCAGCTATGGTATCTGTACTTACACAATAACCACAATCATTTGTAGCTAATAAAGTACAATCACCCGCAGTATTTATCAATTCACATTGTTGTATATTATTTTGCACTTCATTATTTACTGCTTCTGCTGTAGGATTTTCCTGTTTTAATTCTCCACCTTTAAATCCTTCTTTCACTAACATTTTCATATCACGCCCATCTGTTCCTTTCATTCTGGGATATAATCTATGTTGCCATACTTGAGCACTTTTTATTACCCTTTCTTTTCTATTTTTTTTTATCTGTTCTATATCTGTTGTTAAACTTTCTATATTATTATATCCATTTACAGAAATATCCTTATATGAACTTATTATTGTAAATATTATTATCACTCCTAATATTATTAATCCTAAATGATAAACTTTCATATATATATTTATTATATATATTAAATTTGTTATTTATTTTGTTATTATTTACTCCCTCTATTGTTCTTGGATTTAACAATAATCCCAACGTTTTTTTCTAAGATTTGTGTAACACCATATACCACCTGACTCACCATCTGGATTTCTACAATAATTATGATTTCCTAATCCCTTATTTTTAAATCTTCTATTTGTAGGGTATCTTGAATGTCTATGTGGTATTTGTGATGTCCATTTCTGACACGGCATTCCTCTTTTTGTCCAATTTATACATCCCCTATAATCAGAACCTTTCTTACCATCTTTTCCTGTTGATGTCTTTTTTTTCTCATCACAAGGATTAGGTTTTTTGAAAAGTTTATTTTTCCAAATGTCAAATCGTCCTGATTTTATGGGGTCTTGCCCACTTCCTAAAACATCTATATGACAATCTACTTTATCATATTTCTTTGATGAACCAGCAGGTGTCTGTATATATTTACACTTTTTTTCTCTTTGACATGTATTTTGACAATCTATTACTGTCATTTTACCCATAAATTTTGTTCCTCCTCTTGCTGTTACACTCATACCTTCTTTATCTGTCATTCTCCAATATCCTACCAAAAATAATGTTGAAAATAAAACTAAAGATTTCAGAAAAAAATCTTCAATATTTTCATTTGAATAATAAAAATACATAACTACGCATAACAATATATAACTTATTATTGATTCACTTGTAATACTCATTAAATAAATTATACCATATGTTAGTAAAACAGCCATTATGCCCTTGATACCATTTTTCTTATAGCCTATCATAATAAAATAAGCAAATGTAAGAAATAAAATTATTTCAAAAATCATATTTATATTAATATGTTATTTTTTTTATTATCTAAAAATTGTCATAAATCCTAAAAATCCTATAAAAATGTAATATAAAATAAAATCTTTATTTGTTTTTACATAATTTTTTACATAAAAATCACTTAATCCAAAAGTACAAATATAAATTAATACCCAACCAAAGCCTTTATAAATTTTATCCATTTAAATTATAAAAAGATAAAATTTAACAATACTCCCATCTTTTTCGTCTATCTGTTGTATAACACCACGCTCCACCTGGCTCTCCATCTGGATTTCTACAATAATTATGATTTCCTAATCCATGTTTCTTAGCATATTTCGACCATTTATTGCAATTTGTTCCGCGGTATTTGTGGGCCCAACTGGAACCACACCATCCCCATCTACTTATCCATCCTTTGCAAGGTCGTGATTTTGAATATCTTCCTGTTACACATTTCTTTGGAATTAAATTGGTTGATGATTTATGTGGAGATTGACTCATCCAATTTTGACAAGTATATCCTCCTTTTGTAAATGTAAGGGGTCCTCTAAATCCTTTTTCTTTATATCCACCACCTCTTTTTCCATTTCCTCTTGCCCAAACAGGTCCTTTTGGTTTAGGATCATCAATTAAATCTGCATCTGTACAATAATCCCAATCTTTTTTTCCTCGTCCTTCACATCCAGGAACTTTTGTATATCCTGATCGTTGAAAACATTTTAATCCTGGCTTACATTGACTATCACTATCACAATCTCCTTGGCATTTACCTAATTTACTTCTTGAACTTTTATGTGATGGGTCATTAACATCTCTAAGATTCATTCCTTCCATTATTTTAAAATTTTCTTTAAATGGAGGACCCACCCTATTAGTTTGTAATGGTAATACATCAGGTGGTTTAAAGTTCTTATTTAAACATGGATTAGTGTTACAAGGTTTTTTTTGTTCTGAAGGACCACATTGTTTTCCATTAAATTGAGGTTGAAATTTTACTGTTCTTGTCCTTTTCATTTCTCCTCCACCACAGTCTTTTGGATATGTTGAACATCTACTCCATGCTCCCCAACTACTTTGAACACAATCTAAAGGTCTTGGATATTTTAATGATATCTCTCTAATTACATCTTTACATGTCTTATTACAACTCGATGTATTATCGGAACAACTTTTCTTTAATTTTAATTTTTTTGTATTTATCCATCCCCCCGAACCTATTATATTAGCTCTATTTAAAGCAGTAAGTCTTTTTATTGGAGCAACACCTGGCCAACCAAATACATTCTTTTCTTTTTCTGTTTGTGATTCACGTTTTACTACATTTTTTCCGTCAAAGTCTGAATATTGATACCATAACACTTTTGCCCTTTTTGCTCCTGCAATTGTTCCTTCATCTACAGCAATACCTTCATATTTTCTTCCAAGAACACTTACTGTTACAGTATCTCCCTTTTTTATTGGAGGCGGGGGTGGTGGTTCTTTACCATAACATATTTTTGATGTAATTTGACGAGTTTTATAATCTTCTGCGTTTATTGTTAAACTTTCTAAACTTGATAAATTCTTAAAATATGAATCTTTTGTTGCTTTTTTATTTCCCTTTCTATAAGATATATTACCAGTTGTCGAATCTCTTGTAAATTGTGTTGAATTATATGTATTTACTTCTTCTATATGACTTGCTAAATTTCCTCCATTTAATGCAGCATATCCTGTCCCTTCTGTTGTGCAACCAACTTCAAAATATTTTTGTTTTAAACATTCACTATCAGGAATACCGTTTTTATCATATAATGTATCACAGGGGTCTAAATTACTTTTTCCATAACATATTACGCTGTTTGATTTTGCTACATTATAATTTGAATCTCTTGTTCCTTTCTCAAAATCTTGGACTTGAGCACCTATGTCTGAATAAGATTTTATACCTGCGACTCCATCTGAGCCATACGCTTTACCCATCTTATCCGCAATTGCATCTATATCATTACTTTTCCCTTGAGACAAACCAATAAGTCCAGGTGGGGTACATGAATTATTCCATAATTTTTTTATACACTCTCCAGAATGAGGACCTGAAGCATGATATGGTGTAATACACGGATGTTCCTTTAAAAATGCTCCACATTTTTCTTTGGATAATAAATTTCCACTAAATCCTCCTGATGCTGGACAAACATCAGTATCATATTTTGTTACAAGCTTACCATCAATATTTTTCACAGGTAACGCTTTTCCTGTTGTTGGACACCAAGCACATAATTTTTCTGCTTCACCATATAAATCTCCACAAGTTTTTACCGCATCACATATTTCTTTATCTCTTAATTCGGAGCATTTACCCGCATCCATTGTCCATTTTCTTGGATTACAATCTACATCTACTGCTGTATTCTTTCCATCTAAAGTTGCAAATGAAAATTTCTTTGTTTCCGCACAATAACCACATTTATTATTGGGTTGGTCTAATTGACCACAAGCATCTTCCGCTTGACCCGCATTCATACCATTACATGCTCTTATATCTATGTCATCTGATGTACTTTGAATTTGTTTATCGACTGGTTTACCTTTAAAAGTTATATTTCCATCAGTTTTCTTTACTACATCTATCCACTCAACACCATCTTTTATTTTTTCTTCTCCTGTTACACTCGCCAAAATACCATAATTTCTTGCCTGGCTTTTATTTAAATCTATTTCTTCTTCTACTACTTTTTCTTTATTTTCCATTCCTTCCTTATTTATAAAATAAATTCTAATTAATACTAATAATATTGAAATTAATCCTAAAATTAATAATTTCATATATACTTTACATATAAAATTAATTTACTTAAAATCCACAACTATTTCTACTTGTTCTTTTTTAATACTTTTTGACGCAGATATTGAAAGTTCCTCTCTTTTTTTTCTTGTCTTAGTTGTTGATTTATCTTTTCTGTTTTTTGCAGTACTGTTGCGTTTATTCATATCATTATTAATTTGAAGTAAATTCTGTTCTATATAATTTATAATTTTATTTTCTAAAGCCCATCTAAAAAAATTTAACTGACCAATGGTTGTTTGTATATAACAATCGTTCTCATAAGGTATAGTTATTCTTTCCCATCTACAAAAAGGGTCAAATCTTCTTTTAGAATATGCTTTTAATTTTAATTTGTAATCAATATATACCTTAAATCTTTTTTCTTCACCTGTTTTTTGTGTTAAAGGATATACTGTATAATACTTTTTTGAATAATTTGTAGCAAACCAATCTATCAATCTTAATGATATATTTGATTCTCCATTTATAATCGGTAATATTTTTTCCATATTTCCATCCTTTTTATAAAATTCTAATAACTTGCTTAATAATAAACCATTTTGTGTTGTTAATTTATGAGTCATATATTATCACTTCCTCTTTAATCTTTAAATAGTTATTGAATTTTCTGTTTATAATTACTATCTTGAGGTCTTAAAAATTTATCTTGATTATTTATATCTGTTACATAATTGTTATCAAATAAATAAGGATTTATTAATCCTTGAATTATCATATCTCTACTTGCCATTCTTTGATTTGATAAGTCTTTCTTATTACTATGCATTTTTTCATGTTTGTCAATCAATTCCTCCTCAATATTCTTTTTCCTCATATCTATTTTTTCTTTTTTTCGTTCAGTTTTATCATATTTCTGGTTATTTTTTGATTCCCATTTTTTTATTACATATTTTGAAAATTTTACTTTATTATTCATTTAAATAATATTTATTTTATCTTTTTGAAATAAAGACGCATTAATATATTATAATATATGGTTTCTATAACAGATTTTGATAAATGTGTTATTTGTCATGAAGATTTAATAGATAATATTTATGAGTTACCCGAATGCAGACATAAGTTTCATACAAATTGTATTATGCATTGGTTTAGGACTGACCATAATACTTGCCCATTATGTCAAAATACAGGTATCAATTACCAAACTTCTTTTCAACAAGCTAATTCCTCAGGATATGCAGAAAAAAGATTATGGGAAACTTACTATAAAGAAGCTTGTAGATATGCTAAAAAAAAAGATGCTGATAAAGAAATAATTTCAAGAATTAAAGCATTAAAAAAAACTATTGATAATGATAAAAAGAAAAAAAAAGAATTTAAAATATGGTATAAAACTGTTTCTAACGGAATAGACACCAATAAAAAAATTTGTAATAAATTTAAAACTTTTCAAAATAAAAAATGGGATATTCATAGAAATGTCTGGAAAAGAAAAGTTGCTATTGGATATTTATATTTTCATAAATATAAAAAAAATAAAATTATTATTGCAGAAAAAATACAATTATCTTAATAAAAATATATATATATATATGTTTGCTCAATTTAATGATACTATGTTTCCAAATATTCATATTAATCTAAAACTTGATAATATAAATGAAAAAGATTTCACTGAATTTACACAAAAATGGGAATCATATGATAACCGAAAAACTCCATATACTTTCATATTTACTTCAGAAGGTAGGGGGTTAAAAACAACTAAATATATTAAAAGTATTATTATATTTATTAAAAAATTAAAAAAAAGAAAAAAACTATACAATAATGTTTTTTTATCAAAAAGTATTATGATTTGTAAAACTAATTTTACAAAATATTTACTAAAATGTATCTTTTCTTTACAAAAACCTTTAGCACCTGTATATATTATCGAAAATGAAAAAAATATTCAAAAATTATGTGATAATATTGCAAAACATCCAAAATTATATGATTCAACTGTATCTGCGTATTTTCCATAAATTTACATTCAATTATAAAAATAAGTATGAATATTCAATATTACAACGCAATGAGAAAATTCAATGATAATTATGAACAATTTTCTATTGATGGATATAATCCTTACAATAATGTATTTTTTACAAGCATTATAACACGATTAAACACAGTTGATAAATTAGTTAAAGATGATGATAATTTAATTATTGTTAAAAGTGGTGAATGGTTTTATAAAATAAATACAATTCGTTATCAAGAAAAAGCATTTAAAAAATCTATTAAATTTGACTATAAAATATATAATATGCCAGAGAATGTATATGTTTGTTTTATTGGTACTATTTTTGCTTAAAATTGATATAATTAATATTTAACTTATATTAATTATATAATGACGCTTAGAATTAATCCGGAAGTAAAAGGATTTTCTCTTGGAACACGAGTTGCTATATTTGGAAAATGGAGTGAATTAAATGGGCACGATTCTGATGAATCACAGGAAATTATTAATTCTATGAAAAAGAAAAACTTCTTATATTATGATGATCAACCTATATGTGATAGTGATGAGGAAGAATACGAAGACCAAGACCCACCATTTAATATAGTGGAAGATATACCCTGGTATGAGGATATGATGGAAAATTGTCCATATCAATATGAATTAGGTATAATTAGTATAAGTTATTTGTATCATGATAGATTATTTGGTATTAAACAATTTGGAATAGAAAAGTTTCAAAGAAAATGGAGAGATTATTGGGAAAAAAAACAAAAAAAAATTATGTTTATGAAATCTATTAAAAATCTTAAACATAGAGCAATTTATGGCAAGAATCTTTTATAATTATAAATTATCCAAATGTATATACTTAAATATATTATTTCCGCCCATATATCCGTGATAATAACAATAAACACTTACTTCATCAAAATTACCATTTACAGAAATGTTTACATCTCCGTAATAAAAATCATACGAAGCATCATTAGTTGTTCCTGTTACAGATTTATAAAGTAATGATAGATTTTTTTTCATTCCACTATGCACACCACATTGATAATAAATATCTCCTGCTGTTGTACTATGACCTTTTGGTATGGTTATCATAATACTACCTGATGAACCTGATATACCAGTATTGTTTCCAAGATTATTATTTACAAATTTATCTACTCCGTTCATAGAAATTTTAAATGGATGATTTGTAGAAATATTATCAGCTTCGAATTTATATGTTCTACCTCTCATAAATTTAAATGATTCATTTCCTATTTGTAATGTATTACCATTGGAATCTTTAAATATATAAAAATCTCCGCTTGTTTCTGATGTGTTTCCGCCACTAACTTTTATTATAATTGGTGCATTATCAACTACATGGTAAGATATTTTTGTGTCTTTACCGTTATTTAATATAGCTATTGGATGTGCTTTTGGAATATGTGTTATCTTATATCCACCAAGAGATAAATTATATTTTAAATTTTCATCATAACTATCACTATTATTGAATACATATTTATTACCTCCTGATGATACAATATTTAACTTACTTACAGTGTGTAAATTATATTTGTTTTTATTAATTTGTTGATTTGATGTTACATAACTTCTTCTTTTAATTGCCCTCCAATTACTTGAAGATCGTCCTACGCTACTTAACATTCCTAACATTACTGAACCATAACCTTGAGGAGTTTGATCTGTTGTTCCCATTGCGGTTCTTGTGCTTGATACTCTTTTAGGTACATAACCACTCATTATATATATATAAAACCAATATTAAAATGTTTTAATTATTCGCATTTGTTTTGTAAATTTGAATTTTTTATCATCTAATGTTCTTCTGTTTAAATTACACTTTAAACAGCAAATTACTACATTATCTTTGTTATGTCCTATAGAATTGTCTAATCTATCTAATGTCCATTGCATCTCTTCTCTGACATTTTCATAAGCCAATAAACAATCTTTTTTACAGTAATAGCATTTTAATTTTGATATTACTAACTTTTCTAAACATTCTTCATATTTTATGATTTTATTTTCATCTAAAATTTTTTTTTTTACATCCTGATTTTTATATCCATTTATTTTTCTCTCCACTTCTCGTTTTAAGAAATCAATTCCATCATAATATTCTTCCAAAAATAATTTATTTAAATATTCTATTTGTGATATTTTATCAAATACCTTTTTATTAACTATATTTTCAGTTACCTTTCTTTTTTTATTTTTTTTATTTGTCAAACCATCTATGTTTCTTTTTCCATTTATAACTATTTTTTTCATATATTATAATCTTATAAAAAATAGTATAGAATTAAATCAAAATATATATATATATGAGTGAAGTATGTCAAGAATTACAAAACATAAAATATCAAACAATGCTTTTAAATCATAATTCCAAAATATATGAATCTACACCTAATACTGAAAATATTGAAATATTTTTAAGAAATGAAAAAGAATCTAATAAAAATAAACCTTGGAGTAAATTAAGTAAAGCAAGTAAATTAAAAAAAATAAATCAATATGTAATCACGTATAGTGATGAAAAAAAATTAAATGAAGAACAAAGTAAAGACTTAAAAATTTATTTATTAAAATGTTTGGAAAGAAAAAAATTACAAAGACAAAAGGATGTTGTCTATGATATTGAAACAAACACAATTAAATCAATTACATCATTAATATTTAATAAAACTACAAATAAATTTACTCTTAAACGTAGTGATAAAAGAACTTCTACTCTTAAATCATTAGCACCTAAAAAAATCAAGAAAAACAAAAATAAAATTAAAAAAAAGAATCAAAAAAAATAAAATTGATACTAATTTAAACAATATAATATATATATATTACGAAATGATTACATATTGGAATGACCTGCAAAATTTACATGATATTCAAAATCAATTAATTATTGAAGAAAAAAAACATAATAATTATACTGATAAGGACATTGAAGAATTTAAAGAGAGTATTTCATACTTTATTCAAGACTTTCTCGATAATAATATAAAATTATATAAAGAATATAATTTTGAAAATATAATGTGTGAATCTTTATATCAAATTATTAATGAAACTTATTTTGGATTACTTAATCAATTAGATACTGAATTCGACTTGGAATATAATATATTAGATGCGATAAATATTTATTTTTACAAAAATAATTCTTTTCGATCTTATTCTGGAACTGGTATTATTCAAAAAAATGATAAAAACAAAATCAAAAATTTATTAAAAAAATATGAAAATGTTGAACAACCTGAACAACTAACTAAAGAATGGTTTGAATTTCGAAAACAAGGATTATCCGCAAGTGATATATGGAAAGCTATTGATACACAATCTGCTAAAAATAATTTAATTTATGGTAAATGTAAAGATATTGATATGAGTAAAAAACAATCTGTTAACATACATAGTGCTTTTCATAATGGACATAAATATGAACCTTTATCAATTATGCATTACGAATTTGATTTCAATACAGATGTTGGTGAATTTGGTTGTATCAAACATGAAAAATATGCTTTTCTAAGAGCTTCTCCAGATGGTATTAATATCAAAGAAGATAGTCCATTATATGGAAGATTAGTTGAAGTTAAAAATCCTATTTCAAGAAAATTAACCGGAACACCCAAAAAAGAATATTGGATTCAAATGCAATTACAAATGGAGGTTTGGGATTTAAATGAATGTGATTTCTTAGAAACGGTTTATAAAGGATATGATAATGAAGACGATTTTAATAATGACGGTGATACATTTACAAGAACTGCTAATGGGCAAAGAAAAGGAATCATTATTCAATTCTTTTATAATGAAAAACCTTACTATGAATATGCTCCTGTAGATATATCCAAAAAAGAATTTGATAAATGGTATGATGATATTATGGAAAAAAATAAACATATGACTTGGGTTACTAATTGTTATTGGTATTTAGAAGATTATTCTTGTGTTCTTGTTCCAAGAAATAAAAAATGGTTTAAAGCTGTTTATCCAGAATTCAAAGAACTTTGGGATACTATTTTAAAAGAAAGAGAAACTGGATTTGAACATAGAAAACCTAAAAAAAGAATAAAAACTAAAAAAAAATTAACACCCAATTCTTTAACTAAATTAAAAACTGATACTAAAATATTATTTATGGATTCTAATATTAGTCCTAAAATAGATGAAAAACAAAATATTGTTATTAAAGTAAGAACCGAATCTGTTGATTTTCCAGATGATTAACCTATTAAAGAACAATAAAAACCTACTCTTCTACAATCAAATCCTGGATTACAATCTTTTTTTGTTTTACTTATATCTTTTTTTAATTTAAAATTTGGAGGATTTTCTATTTTTTTTGGATTTAATTTAGTTTCTAAATTCATTACTGTAAAATCTTCCTTATATCCTGATATTATAAAAAATACACCTAAAATCATACCTATACCTATTAATATATTTAAAATATTCATTATATAATATTATATTATAATTAATTAATTAACTTAATTATAATATTTCGCACAAACTATTTAAAATATTATAACAATATTATAATACATATTATGCATCAAGAAGATACAGTCACTAAACGTAATGGAACGAAAGAAAGCATTTCATTTGATAAAATTTTAAATAGAGTTAAAAGTTTAGGAGATGGATTAAGTATTAATTTTACTTCATTAACTAAAAAAATTATTGATAGACTTTATGATGAAATTCCTACTACACTTATTGATGAATTAACTGCACAACAATGTGCTTCTTTATCTACTACACATCCTCATTATGGAACATTAGCAAGCAAAATATTAATTTCAAATTGTCATAAAAATACAGAAGGAAATTTCTTACAAATATGTGAAAAATTATATCAATTTAAAGATATCCACGATAATCAAAGTTCTATTTTATCTGATAATCAAATTCAACTTATCAGAAAAAATTATAATGATTATGAAAATATGATTGATTATAATAGAGATTATCTTATTGATTATTTTGGATTTAAAACACTTGAAAGAGCTTATTTATTAAAAATAAATGGAAAAATTGTTGAAAGACCACAACATATGTGGATGAGAGTTGCTATTTGTATTCACAATGGAGAATTAGATAAAGTAAAAGAGACATATGATTTTATGAGTCAAAAATATTTTACTCATGCCACACCTACTCTTTTTAATGCCGGAACTCCCAGACCACAATTAAGTTCCTGTTATCTTATTTCTATGGAAAGTGATAGTATCAGAGGAATTTATAATACACTTGGTGATTGTGCCGCTATTTCCAAATGGGCTGGGGGAATTGGAATGCATATTCATAATATTCGTTCAGCTGGTTCTCATATTCGTGGAACAAATGGTACTTCAAACGGAATTGTTCCTATGTTAAGAGTATTTAACAATACTGCAAGATACGTTGACCAATGCGTTTTACCAGAAACTTATATTTACACTACAGACGGTCCTAAGGAAATTCAATTTGTTGAAGCGGGAAAAACAGCCATCTTTACTACAAATGGTCCTGAAATAATTGATAATGTTTTGGAACACTCTTACACTGGTGATGTATACATTATAAATGGTGCAAACTCTTTTACCCCCCTTACTATAACTCCCGAACATCCAGTATATTGTCTTCAAAATCAAGAAAAAGGATTGAATTATAAAACAATTAAAAATAGATTAATTAAAAATATAATTAAACCTCAATGGGTTGAAGCAAAATCACTTACAACAAATGATATGCTTATTTTTAAAAAACCATCATATATTAAAGACAATCCAAAATTTAATAATGATGATTGTTACATTTATGGTCTTCTTCTTGGTGATGGTTGTATGAGTAATAAATCAACATCTTGCTATATTTCATTACATTCAACAAATAAATCAGCGAATTTAGAATTTATTAAAAATTATTTAACAAATAATTATGTTAGATATGATATTGCACAGGAAAATAACACCACCAGAATTCGATGGAATAAGGCAATAAATCTTCCATTTAGATACACATCATTATATAATAATCAAAAAGAAAAACGTGTTCATTCAGATTGGATTAATTTACCTGATGAAAAAATTAAATATATTATTAAAGGTTTAATTGATAGTGATGGATGTAAATCTAATGAAATAACATTCGATACCACATCAAAACAATTAATAGAATCACTTAGATATATGTTACTAAGATTGGAAATACCATCTGGTGGATATATCAGAAATAGAATTGGAGAAAAACACGTTAGTAAATATGGTGACCTAATTGAAAATAAAAAAATATCTTATTGTTTAAGAATTCCAAAAACACAACTTATAGCTGATTTATTTTCTATTGATAAAGGAACATTTACAAAATTTTTTACTCATGATAATTTAATATTTACGCATATATCAAACATCACAAAAAATACATATGAAGGAACATTATACGATTTACAAATGAAAAAAACCCATAATTATATGATTCATAATGGTATTATACATAATGGAGGTGGCAAACGCGCCGGTTCATTCGCTATTTATCTTGAACCTTGGCATGGTGATATAGAAGAATTTCTTGAAATGAAGAAAAATCACGGTGATGAAGAAGCCAGAGCCAGAGACCTTTTTTATGCTTTATGGATACCTGACCTTTTCATGAAAAGAATCGGTGAAAATGGTGATTGGACTCTTATGTGTCCAGATAAATGTCCCGGACTTAGTGATGTATATGGTGATGAATTTGATACATTATATAAAAAATATGAAAAAGAAGGTAAAGGAAATAAAACAATGAAAGCCAGAGATTTATGGTTTAAAATTCTTGATAGTCAAATTGAAACAGGTACCCCTTATATGCTTTATAAAGATGCTTGTAATCAAAAATCTAATCAAAAAAATCTAGGAACTATAAAGAGCTCCAATTTGTGTTGTGTTCGAGGAGATACATTATTATTAACAGATAAAGGTCATCAAACAATAGAAACTCTCAAAGATAAACCCGTTAATGTTTGGAATGGTAAAGAATTCAGCGAAGTTATAGTCAAACAAACTAACGATAATGCTGAACTATTAACGATTGAATTTTCAGATGGTGCTCAATTAACATGTACAAAATATCATAAATTCTATATTCAAACAAAATACCCAACATCAAAATCAAAACAGGATGTTATTAAAAGTAAAAATGTAACTATTGTAGAAGCTCAGAATCTGAAACCAGATATGAAACTTATTAAATGTGAATATCCTGTTATAGATAATAAAAAAGAACTAAAATCAGCATACACTAATGGTATTTTTAGTGCTGATGGAACTTACTGTAACAATAATCAAAAAGAACGAAAATGTAAATTTAAATCTTTAAAAGGAAAATCATATTGTAAAAGACATTTAGATTATCAAAAAAATGATGAAGTCAGCGAACATTGTTGTGGAATTTCTTATACAAAAAAAGCACATATTTCATTATATGGTGAAAAGATTAAATTATTACAATATTTAGATTATCGCTCCACAGGTGAGGAAAGTAATGATAAATTAAACATTACTTTACCAGTTGATTTAAAAGATAAATTTTTCGTTCCTATGAATTATTCATTAAAAAGTAAATTGGATTGGTTTGCTGGATATTGTGACGGAGATGGAAGCATAGCAAAAAATAATACAAATCAAGCATTACAAATTTCTTGTATTCATAAAGAATTTCTTTTAAAAATAAAATTAATGTTACAAACTTGTGGGATTGCAAGTAAAGTAACTTTAAATATGAATGAAAGATTGTCTTATTTGCCCGATGGAAAAGGTGGGACGACTTATTATGAATCAAAAAAACTATGGAGATTATTAGTAGGATCAAACGATTTACAAAATTTAGTTGATTTAGGATTTTCTCCAAAACGATTGATTATTAATAAACATAAACCTCAAAGAAATGCTACACAATTTGTAAAAATATCAAAAATTATAGATAATGGGGAAATTGATAAAACTTTTTGTTTTACAGAAAAAAAGCGGCATGCGGGTATTTTTAACGGTGTAATAACATCTCAGTGTGAAATTATTGAATACAGTGATGAAAATGAAACTGCTGTTTGTAATTTAGCTTCTATTGCTCTCAGTAAATTTGTTAACGATACTAAATCTCCTTTCACTGATGAAATTACTATTTACACTAAAAATGATTGCAAATGGTGTGATTTACTTAAAGCTTTACTTAAACGTAAATCTATTGAATTTAAACAAACTAATATTAATGTAGATGATTTTGACGAATTTAAAAAAACTCATAATGTTGACACACTTCCTATATTATACCACGGTGATAAACTAATTGGAGGATATTCAGCAACACTTAATTTACTAAGAAATACATTTGATTATGAATTACTTCACAAAGTAACTAAGGTTGTTACTAATAATCTTAATAACGTTATTGATATTAATTTTTATCCTACTGATAAAACCAAAAGATCTAATATGAGACATAGACCTATAGGTATTGGGGTTCAAGGACTTGCTGACGCATTGGCTATGATGGATATTCCCTTTCATTCAAATGATGCTAAAAATGTAAATAAACTTGTTTTTGAAACTATGTATCATGCTGCTTTAGAAATGAGTATGGAAATAGCTAAAGAAAAAGAGCCTTATTCTACCTTTCAAGGTTCTCCCGCCAGTCAAGGTATTTTACAATTTGATATGTGGAATGTTACACCAACTGATAGATATGATTGGAATGCTCTCAAAAATAATATTAAAACACATGGCATTAGGAATTCTTTATTGCTCGCTCCTATGCCTACCGCTTCTACCAGTCAAATTCTTGGGAATAATGAATGTTTTGAACCTTTTACAAGTAATATTTATGTGAGACGAACTATCGCTGGGGAATTTGTTTGTATTAATAAATTTTTATTAAAAGAGTTAATTGAATTAGGTTTATGGACTGATAATATTAAAAATCAAATTATCAAACATAGTGGTTCTGTTCAAGATGTTGTAGGAATTCCAAAAGCATTAAAGGATAAATATAAAATTGTATGGGAAATTCCTATGAAACATATTTTAGAAATGGCTGCTGATAGAGGTGCGTTTATTTGTCAAAGTCAAAGCACTAATCTTTGGATGAAAGAACCCACTTATAATAAATTAACTGCTATGCATTTTTATGCTTGGAAAAAAGGACTCAAAACTGGTATTTACTATTTAAGAACAAAAGCCAAGGCTGCACCTCAACAATTTACTATTGAGCCTGATAAAAACAACAATTTAGATGAAGACGAGGAAGAATGTTTAATGTGTGGTTCATAATTTATAAACAAATTAATCTTTTTTGAAGAAGAAAAATGTCTTTTAGTAAAACCAAAAAAACAAGAAAATAATTAATATAAATAATATATATATTAATTATGGTTGATAGAAGATTAAGTAATTGTCCTTTATGTGGACAACAAAATGCGACATTTATCTATAGAACAGACGTAGAATCTGGAACAACTACAGCTCGTTGTCTATCATGTATGGGTACGGTGTCAAACACACGGACACAAGCCATTCCTTATAGTGCAGAATCACCTCAAAATCAAGGAGTTCTCTTCGGGAATTATTCTCCACCCTCATCTCCACCACGCCAAAGTTCAGAAAGTAAATTTGAAACACAGCAAATTGCGTCCAAAAATGAAGAACCAGCTTCTCAACAATTAACACAAATAGTCAATGAATCTGATACTGATTCATCTGTTTCAAGTGCTCCTTCAACACCTCCTTCAGACATAGATAGGCATTCCAGTCCTCCACCTATTCGTGACGCGGTAAGAAGACGATTACGAGTTCCACTAAGGAGAGCAAATAGAAGACTTACTATTCCAGCGAGCGAAACCCGCCGTCGTATGGCTACAGAGTACATGAATCAATTTTTAGGGATTACTAATCCTGTAAGAATGACACCAAGAGAGAGAGCTCAACGTCTCGCTGATGAGGACCTCGAACGCCGCTCTCAGGCAGGAAGGGCATTGGAAAGGCTGAATCAAATGACGGGTGAGGAGTATGCGGCGCTGAATAGTAGGTATAGAGATAGCAGTGAAGATGAAGAAAGCGACGATGAGAATATGGAAGAAGATGAACAAACAAGATTAGAAAGCATAATAAAAGATAGAAAAAGATTACATAAATCCCAAAAACGAGCCAACGCATCAAAGGGAAATATTACATATGAACTTAAAAAAACAATCAATAACGCAATAAAATCTGATATTAATAGACCACAACCAATGGCTAAAGATTTAATAAATCAACCTAAAATGCAAAAAAAAAAATTAAGTAGCACACGCTCCATATCCGTAACAGAACCAAGAGAATTATTCCATCCTATTATGATAGATATGGATTTAATAGAGTCTTTACAGGACCAGGATGAAATTATTTTTCAATTAGATAAACCTCCTTATAAGGGATATTCTATACCAAAATCATTTTTGCGTGATTTTCTTACTAAACACGATTATTTACAACATACAAAATACCAATGTATGGGAACAGGTGACCATGCTTTAATGATTACTGAAAATAATATTGTTTTTGAACACAATCACAGAGGACATTTTCAATTTACCAATGCGAGTGGAATGGGCATACCACTTGGATTATTTTTAAGACATCAATTACTTGACGCATTAAAAGCTAAAGAAAAATATTTTTTAATTCATATACATGAAAATACTGATATTAATCCTATTGTTTCTGCTGATGAAGTTCAATGGTATGCTCCTCCAGTACTACGTAGTACAACAACAAATTTCAGACAGGAAGGAGAAAATATTTCTGATTGGGGAGATTTACCAGATATAGCTGCAAGCCAATTTATTGTAAGAGATGATGATGATTCTAATTTTCGTGGTTACGATGAAACTCATACTCAATTAACGACAAATGTTAGTGCCGATCATTGTCAGCCAAGTAATGGGTCAAAACGTCATTTACTTACTATAAGACCTGTTAATACAGACATTTTAAGATTTATTGAAAATAGAACAAATACCGGTTCTACAAAAAGAAAACGAAGAGGTGGAAAAAGAAAAACAAAGAAAAAAAAAAATAAACGTAAAAGAAAAAAATCAAGAAGAATAAAAAGAAAAACTAAAAGAAGGGTAAAGAAAGGTAAAACCCGTAAAAAAAAGTAACTTATACAGAGTATCTATAAGATATTATGTTTTATTACAATATTTTTATTTTCTCTTATATTTTTCAACTCCCTTAAAAATTTTTTGGAGAGAAATTTACCTTTACCTTTATAAAAAAAATTTTTAAAAAATAAATATGAATTATTCTACATATTTATATTTTTCGATTATATAATTAAAGACCGCATTTTTCATTATAATAATTATAAAATGTCTTATGAGTAGTTTCATTTACAATATCTTCATTATGCACCATTTTATAGAAACATCTGAAGCAAGCTAATACATCAATTAGAGAATTGTGTAAATTTGACGGTTCTGTTTTAAATAATTCCTTATGAAGTTCAATAAGTTTTGGTGGTTTTTGATATGTTCCAGAATTATATTTACTTTGACGTTGAATATTTGTAAATTTTTTTCCATATAACATAGTGCAGTATTCAATCTTTCGGTGTCTTCCAAGCCAATTAATAGGTTGATTTCTGTGATATTCGGCTTGAATAACTCGATTATCAAAATCTAAATTATGTGCAACTAATATATGACATTTCATCCAATCTCTTGTAAATTCATCTAATACTTTATTTATATCAACTCCCTCTGCCAACATTTTTTCATTTGTAATTCCATGAATTTTTGTACATTCTTCTGGAATAGTTACGCCATCAGGTAATTTAATTATATAATCTCTTGTATATATTTTTTCAGTTTTATCATCATATACAAGCCAACTTATTTGACAAATATAAGGATATAACTCACTTTTTGAAGGATGAGCCTTTCTAAATTTAGGCAACCCAGTAGTTTCGGTATCAAAGACAATAAATCGCATTTTGTTAATACTTATTAATATAATATTTTTTTTAAATTCAATTTTTATATTATTTAATGGATTGGACTTTCAAAACTTGGTAGAGTAATCATAATTTTTTGATTTTCATTATCAATACCATCTAAGTTATTAACACTATTACGCATATTATCTAATATATTATTAGGTGTTTTTCTAACATTTAAAATTAATTTATCATATGGATTATTAAATGCTCTTATTGTAAAATTAAAGCAATCTTTTTCTTTTAATACTGTAGCACATTGATTAACTAATTGCCATGGCATATTAAAATAAGAATATCTTGATACATATGGAGGAATATCGTATAGCGTAGGAAATGGATTTTTTAAACCATTCATATCCTTTTCTATTGTTTGACTGGAAATTTCTTTTTCAACTTTAAATACAACAAATAATGCAGATTTATTTGTAATATAAATTTTATTAAACCAACTTGATTGTATAAATTGACCCATAATTATGTTTTTATTTTTATCTTTTAAAAGAACAAATCTTCTCGCTTGAACGTACCAAATTTTTTCTTCATTTGAATAATATCCAAATAAATATTTATGACCATTTTCTTCCATATTATTATAATTAAATATATTGTATTTAATATAATATTCAATTTTTTAATGTTAATGATAATCCATAACCAAAAATTCCATGCATTATGAGATGTATAATATCAGTATGATAATATTCTAAATTCGTATATTTTACACAATAAACTTCAATTAAATATAAAGAACAAGCTATAAAAGCCAAAAAATGTATTTGTTTATAATAATAAACAGTATATGATATCATAATTATATTTGAAAATGTATCATAATATTTCAAAAAATTAACAAAAGGTGTATTTATTTGATTATTTATATCACTTACATCTAATGTATGAAATATTAGTCCATTTATAAAAATTAATATTGCTATTTTTGATTTATAAAATATTAATGGTCCAAAAAAATGTAATATACCAATTAAAGGTATTATCTTCATTATAATAATAAATATAATATATTTAAATAAAATTTTTATTTATTTTCGACGAAGCACAAATACCAAATGATTTTCTATGCCAAGGGCTTATACCATATTTCTTTATTCCTTCCATATGTCTTTTGGACCCATAACCCTTATTTGATTTAATATCATAATATTCATCTAATAATGGATATTTTTCACACATTTCTTCTATATATTTATCTCTTGATACTTTTGCTAATATAGATGCTGCAGCTATAGGGGTATATTTATTATCTCCTTTTACTACAGTTGTATATGATATATAATCGTCATCATTATACATACAAGGTTTAAAATAATTACCATCTACCAATAAATGGTCAGGTTTTACCAATAATTTTCTTACCGCTTCGTGCATAGCTGTATAATTTGAAGCAAATATATTATGTTTATCAATATATTTTTCATCCTTATATTCTACTACCCAATCTATAGCATTTTGTTTAATATAATCAAAAGCATATAATCTTTTATTTTCACTTAATTTTTTACTATCTCTCATTAAAGAATGTTCATAACTATCATCTTGAGGAATTATTACCGCCGCAACATATACTCTACCAAACATAGGACCTCTTCCCGCCTCATCCAATCCTACTTCTAATTCTCCTTCATTCATATAATTCTGCATTTTATATGTATTATCATAAATTATATTTTAAATCAATTTAAAAATGTAAATAGTATAATACTTATATTTATGTATCTTTGGATTGTCATTGTAGGAGGTGCATTTGCATTTTTTGCTGCTGGTGGTATTGGAGCTAACGATGCTGCCAACGCCTTTGCAACTTCTGTAGGGTCAAAGTCCTTAACTATTAATCAAGCTGTTGTGTTAGCCGCCATTTTTGAGACAGGCGGTGCTGTTTTAATGGGAAGTCATGTTACAAATACAATTAGGAAAGGAATTGCTGATTATCAATGTTTTGAAGATGAACCTTATTTACTTATGTACGGATGTTTATGGGTTATTTTTTCAGTTGGGTGTTGGTTATTTTTAGCCAGTTATTTAGAAATGCCCGTATCGACCACCCACTCCTGTGTTGGAGGAATGATTGGGATGGCGATGATATTAAAGGGTAATGATTGTGTTATTTGGTATAAACCTGTCGAAACTTTCCCGTACGTTGGAGGAGTAAGTGGAATTGTTTTCTCTTGGTTTTTATCTCCAATATTTTCTGCTATTATTGCTATAATTTTATTTTCTGTTACAAGAGTAGCAGTATTAAGAAAGGATTTCAACTCAAATAGAATCAACTTTGCATATCCTATCTTAATTGGTTCTACTATGACAATTAATGCTTTCTTTATTATTTACAAAGGAGCTAAAGGTTTAGGGTTAGATAAAACTCCTTTGGGCGTTGCATTTGGCGCAGCATTTGGTATTGGAGGTCTTAGTGCTTTGATTACTATTCCAATTGTTCCAATATTAAAAAAATATGTTCAAAATAAATTTCAAGGTAATCATCAAACTACAAATATAGAAATGGAAAACAAATTAGAAACCAATCAAATTGAATTTAATATTAAAGGAGAAGATGAATTACAAAGAGTCACCGATTTACACAATAATGCTGAAAAATTTGATAACAGAACTGAAGGAATCTTTAAATATTTACAAATTTTTACTGCTATTTGTGATGCTTTTAGTCATGGTGCTAATGATGTCGCAAATGCAATAGGACCTTTTGTTACAATTTATACTATTTATGACTCAGGAGGAGTATTAGATGATAAATCTGATATGGGGCAAGATGCTTATTGGATTTTAGCATTAGGTGGTGTTGGAATTGCTTCTGGTCTTTTTTTATATGGTAAAAAAATTACATATGCCATCGGTGAAAAATTAGTTAAAATTACTCCATCCAGGGGTGTTGCTATTGAACTTAGTTCCGCATTAGTTGTTATTACCGGAAGTAGATTAAAAATACCACTTTCTACTACACACTGTCAAATTGGTTCTACTATCGGGGTAGGATTATTAGAAGACAAAAATTGTTCTGGTATTAATTGTAGAGTATTTGGCAAAACCGCATTAGGATGGGTTGTTACTTGTATCATTGTTGGATTAACTTCCGCAATTTTAGTTGCTCAAGGTGCTTACGCACCAACTGTTTATAATCAAAATTGTCACATTACTAATACAACAATGTAGAATCATCTTCTTCTATAATTGTTGATAATTTCGATTCTATTGTTGTTAGTTTTATATTTGAAAGTTCTGTTTCATAATTTATATCTCGAACTGTATTATATTCTCTTTTAATTCTTTTTATTTTCATCTTTCTTTTTATATATTCATCTTCGCATATTTTGTATGATATTAAAGAACCATAGCAGCAATAAAATGCACCTAAACAATAACAACAATACTTTGCCATAATATATTATAAAGTTAATATATTATGTTATTTATTCCAGTGAACCAACACACATTGAGTAATATAATCTATTTATGAAATATAACATCAATGGTTGTGTAATAAGTATTACACAATCTGTTAATTTTAATCCTTTCTTTTTACTAAAACATTTCATAAGGACTATCACTGTTGTTATTACAAATATAACAAAGAAAAAGATTGATAACACATAAAAATAATCACAATATTGAGCTCCTAAAGGTTCAAATAAACTTTTGATATCCATTATATAAATAAAATAGAAAAAAATATTAAGCCTTCTTTATTACTTCTCCTCTTGAATTTCTTACTGGATTTGAAACACATTCACAAGCTTGCTCTTGAATATGATTTCCTGCCATTTCTTTTGTATTTACATTTGTTACCGCTCTTCTTGCTATTGCTCTACGCACAAATGCATTTGTTGAACCCACACTTGTTTGAGGCGATGCTCTTGGAAAACCCTTTCCTTGTCCATATACATATGGTTCCGGACCATATGCATTTGCTAACATTAAAAAATTATTGCTGATTATTCTTCGAGATTTTTGGGAACCTCCAGAATTTGCATTATGTCTAACTGTTGGACCACTATTTTCTACTCCCTTTGCCGAATTTATTGCTGATGCTTGTGATTTACTTACAGATGATGGTAGTGATGCAAAACGATTATATCCTGTTTTACCTCCACCTACTCTTCCATGTGTTAAAGATCTATATGGCATTTATAATTTAATAAGATAAAAATTTTTTCATAACTTAATTTATATAACTATGAAATTTAAATTAACAAAACTTAGATTATTTTTAATTATTATTACTGCTATTGTTCTATCAACTTTAGGATTTACACTTAAAGAGCATTTTACTGGAACAGCCGATGATGCTATGGATAATACAAAAGAAAGAAGAGTTGGACCTGGAAGACTTGCTTCTTTAGCAGAAGGTAGTAAATATGACCCATTTTCGAATGCACCAGGTCATGGAGTTATGACTAATAATAAGGTCGATCCATTTCTTGATAATGATTACAGTAAAACTATTGCAGGACTTGAAGAAGATGTTGTAAGAGATAAAGGTTCAAGACACAGAGATGCTGCTGCAGCAAAAGCCGCCGGTATTGACCTTTCCAAATATATCTTAAAATCTGAAATTGTTCCACCAGTCTGTCCTAAATGTCCTGATTCCAGAAGTTGTCCAAGACAAAAACCATGTCCTCCTTGTCCTCCACCAGGAAGATGTCCTGAAGCTTCTTTTGAATGCAAGAAAGTCCCAAGTCATAATGCTATGAATGTTAATGGAACTGGTCCAGGAGGAACAGGCGAAGTAGATAGTGGTTTTGATAACGGAAATTCTATGTCTGGTGCGGGTGGTGCCTCTGGAGGTAGTTATGGAGGACCAGGAAATTCTTCAAGCGAATTACCTATGCCTCAATTAAATAGTTTTGCAAAATTTAATTAACTTTAGAAATAAGTATATTTATTTATAAATAAATATTTAAATATATTATATGTTTGGTAGAATGTCACTTTTTCAAAGGAGGGTAAATCCAAATGCTGTCAGAGAAGCTAATTTAAAAAAAGAACAAGAGAGACTTGCCGCAGAAAAAGCTGCTGCGGAAAAAGCTTTTGCAGAGAAACTTGCTGCGGAAAAAGCTGCTGAGGAAAAAGCTGCGGCAGAGAGACTTGCTCGAGATATAGCAGCTGCCAAGAAAGCCGCAGCTGAAAAAGCCGCTGCTGAAAAAGCCGCTGCTGAAAAAGCCGCAGCTGAAAAAGCCGCTGCTGAAAAAGCCGCTGCCGAGAAAGCCGCTGCTGAAAAAGCCGCTGCTGAGAAAGCCGCTGCTGAAAAAGCCGCAGCAGAAAAAGCCGCCGCTGAGAAAGCCGCCGCTGAGAAAGCCGCAGCAGAGAAAGCCGCAGCAGAGAAAGCCGCCGCTGAGAAAGCCGCAGCAGAAAAAGCCGCCGCTGAGAAAGCCGCTGCTGAGAAAGCCGCTGCCGAGAAAGCCGCAGCTGAGAAAGCCGCCGCTGAGAAAGCCGCTGCCGAGAAAGCCGCAGCCGAGAAAGCCGCAGCCGAGAAAGCCGCAGACGACACTGATAATTTATCTGAAGAATAAATGTTGACATCTAATTAAAAATTTATAAATAAAATTATTATTTATAAATAATTTATTTTTTTAACTTACGTGTTTTTTTACATCTTTTATCCATTTGAAATGATGGAACCTTCTTTTCTTTAGGAACAATTTTAATTATGCATTTTGATTTTTTTCCATATAACGGTTCTTCACACCCTTTTTCTTTTTTACGAGTTTTTTTATGTTTTTTTTCTTTAATTCTTATTAATTTTGTTTTTTTATCAATATCTATGGTGCATCTTGCTCTAAAATGTTCGTATCGTTCTCTTACTTTTTCATAACTTAATCCTGATTTTTTTCCTAACATTTTGTTTATATGTTCATGAAGATCATATACCCATTTTGAAAAAGTTTTTCTATTTTTTAAATGTTTTTTTGTTAATGGTAAAGTTTTTAAATTTTTACACAAATTTAAACGACAATATTTACAAGGTAATACACTTTTTAAATTATAAATAAACTGTTTATAACACTTTTTATCTTTATTCGACGGTTTAACTGGATAATTAAAAGACATTGTGTGTAAATAATGCCATAAACTTGGTCCCCAAACAGATGTAAGCATTCCATCGCCACTTGAAAAATCATCCTTATCATATATTTTTGTAGTTTTCTTTTTACGTTTTCGTGTGCGTTTTGTCATAATATATTATTAAAAGAAAATATTTTTTCCATCTACATAATCAAAAATATTATTTAAATCTGATTTTTTAGCAATATCTAAATTGTATTTTATTTTCCATATTTGGATATATAATAATTTTTCACTTGGATAATTTCTTTCATTTATATAAACTATCTTTCCCTTATAATTACGCAGATGCATTTAATTAAATATTTGATTATATCTTTATATTCGTTAAAATTTGTTTAATCGTATTCTTATATTATATTATATGCCAAATTTTGCAGAAACTGGACAAAAAATTAAAGCTTTATTTTTAAATAAAAAATTTTTAGTAATTATATTTGTAGTTGCTTTATTTTTAGGAGTAGCATTATATGTTTATAATAATTATATTGCACCCAGAATTAATCCTGATTTTGTTCCAAATAGAGAATTTGATACCGGTAGCGGTGGTGGAGCAGATACTTCAGGTAAGGTTGCTGAAATATATTTTTTTAGTGTAGAATGGTGTAATCATTCAAAATTAGCTAAACCAGAATGGGATTCAGTAAAGAAAGACTTAGATGGAACAAAACTGGAAAATTCCCATTATACTATTAAATTTATAGAATTAGATGGTGATCAAAACGAAAGTGAAATAGACGCATTTGAATCTGAATACTTAACTCCTAATGGTAAAAAAATAGATGGTTATCCAAGTATTTGGATGGTTAAAGGAACCGATGTATATGAATTTGCTGCTAAACCCACAAAAGATTCCATAAAGGAATTTATAGAAACCTTAGTTTAATAAATAATTCATAAATATTTTAGCATAGTTGCTACCTTCTTCTATCAATGAATTTCTATCATCTTCATTTTTAATTAATTCTTTTAATTTATTAAAAGTTATCTCTTTAGTAGGAATAATTATTTCATAATTTAAAACATTTTCAACTTGATAATTATAATTACTATCTAATAATTTATTTAATATGTATAATCCAATATAAAATATACTTGAATCTTCTTTTATAGGTTCTAACTCATCTTCATATATTTTGAATCCTAATATTTCTTTACAGTTAATATCAGGATTTTCTTTTTTCAAATCATTTAGACAAATATTTAAAGGATAGGGATTTATTAAACCGCCTTCAATAGTACAATTACTTTTTATAAATTCTGGTTGAAATATAAATGGTATTGAAGAGCTCATATAAATTGCGTCGATTACCATCATATCTGGATGCGTTCTATAAGAAAATTGTTCTAACTTAAAAGAACTCATATTTGTTGCAAAAATATTTAAATTAATTCCAGAATGATTATAAATATCCATAAATGTTGGATTTGTATTTATTCCTGCTTTTCTAAATAACGTTTTAAAAATACCTACCATAAATGTTTTATCTAATAATCCTTTTTTTTGAAGAATATTTAAAACTGAATTTATTGAAAAATCAAAATATTTACTCCAATTTTTTTTTATTATGTATTCTCTTAAAACTTTCATTTCTATTTTCAAACATAACGCCAAACCTATTATTCCACCTACAGATGTTCCATATATTGTTTCTATCTCATTTAATTTTAAAAATTTATTATCGATTAAATAATCTAATGCTCCAACTATATAAAATCCTTTATAGGCTCCTCCCGAAAACACCAAATGTTTTATTGTCATTAATTTAATATAATCGTTACTTTTTAATAGTTTTTTTCTAATAAAAAATAAATGAATGATAATTTTAATGAAAAATTAGACTTAGATGAACTTTTTAAAGAAAAAAAACAATCTTATGAACATAAAATTAAAATTTATCAAAAAATTTTATCACGTGTTCATAAAAAAATTAAAACCACATCTCGTATGAGAAATAGTGAAAAATTTAGCTTTTTTTTAATTCCCGAATTTGTTCTTGGAATACCCAGGTATGATATGGCTGAATGCACTTCTTTTATTATTGAAAAATTAAGTGATAATGGATTTATGGTTAAATATACACATCCTAATTTATTATTTATTTCATGGCAACATTATCTACCAAAATATCAAAGAGTCGAAATTAAGAAAAAAACAGGTGTTGCCGTTGATGGTTATGGTAATGTTGTAATGAAAAAAAATAAACAACAAGATAAAGAAAGTTTAAATGGTCTTCTATTAAAAAATACTCCAGCAGATAAAAAAAGTATTTTAAAAAAGAAAAATGATAAAAATTACACTGACATTTCTACTTATAAACCAACCGGAAACCTTATTTACAACACAAAAATGATTCAAAGTATTGAAAGTGTAACCGATTCAAATAAGAAAATTAATTTTAAATAGACCATTATGCTCTAAATTTTATAAATCTCAAAAAGTTACTACCTACAAGATTTTTATCCAGTAACAATTTTTTGAACAAACTATTTTGCGAAAATGAAAAATGGACATTTTTAAAATGTCCAAAATTGATATATAGGATAAGTTTTATAAAATTTTTTGTACCCAAAAATTAGTTTTTGAGCATCTTGTAGGGAATTTTTATAAATTAGTAAAAATAATTGTTACGATAATTTTTTAACAATTATTTTTAAAAGTATTTAGAGTCGTTTTTTTATATTTCCATATATTAAAAAATGAAAACAAAAAAAACGAAAAAAAAACGAAAATATAAAAACAAAAAAACAGAATATTATTGTGAATGTTGTGACTATACTACGTCTAAGAAAACAGACTTTAATAGACATTTATTAACAAAAAAACATCAACGAATGAAATCAGGCGTTTTTTTAATGCCAAAAAACGAAAATAGTAATGGACAGCATAATAGTTATTCTTGTATTTGTGGTAAATATTTTAAGAGCTATAGTGGTTTATGGAAGCATTCAAAAAAATGTAAAAAAAAAGACAAAAAAGTCGTTTTTTCTATTTCCAATGATTTCCAAAAGTTTCCAAAAAAATTTCCAAATGGAAATAAAAAAAACGAAAATGATGAAATATGCGATACAGAAAATATTGAAGACATAGATATGAAAATAAAACAGGTTCAACTTGAAAATGCCATGTTGATGAATGAAAAGTTGAAAAAAGAGATAAATCAATTAGATAATCCACAACCTTCAACCAATTTACTAACAAATGAATTGGTTGAAACAATAGGTAAAATAGCAGGTAATAATAATTGTAACAATACAAACAACATTTCAATTAATATGTATTTAAATGAACATTGCAAGAATGCTATGAATTTAGAAGATTTTGTAAGAAATATAAAAGTAAGTCTTCAAGATTTAGATTTTTCAACAAAAAATGGATATGTGAAAGGTATAGAAAATATATTTATAAAACAATTGGAAGATTTAAAACCGACAGAAAGACCAATACATTGTAGTGATAAGAAAAGATTACAATTTTATGTAAAAGATGACGATACATGGAAGAAAGATGAAGACCATGAAAAATTAACAGAAAGTATAAAAGCAGTAAGTAATATTCAGGTTAAGAAAATGACAGATTGGGAGAAACAAAACCCAGATTATACAAAAGACCCCCAAAAATCAGATAAATGGTCAAAAATGTTAGATAGTGTAATAGCAGGTGAAAATAGTCAAGAAGTTAAAAAGAATGAAACAAAAATAAAGAAAATACTGGGAAAAGCAGTAGATATTAAAGAGGAATTAAAGGGTAATTAATACATTGATTCTCTTTTTCTTTCAAAATTTCTAATACGTCTTCTGGAAGTTTCAATACCTTTACTATCAACAATAGCATTAAATAAAGATAATCCTTTATTAAAATCTTCTTCACAACCGATATATAATTGAAGTATAGTCTCCCTTGTTTGTTCAACTAATTTTTGTAATGACTCTTCTGTTAAGTTTGGATTGATTGTTAAAACTTTTTCTCTTTTAATAGGGTCAAGCCAATATGCAAATAATTGTTTAATAACAGATAATAAAGATTTTTCTAATTCTTGTGATTTAGTAATCATGTTTTGAATATGTTGAGCATATTGTCGAAATAATTTATCATTAGGACTTCCAGTAAATGAATGTTCCCAGCTATTTTTTTTACAAAGTGGATGATTATGATAATCTTGGAGTGGAATATCGGAAAATTTTTTAATTTCCCATTTAGATACTTTAACATTAGGGTCTTTTAATGATTCTATTTGTGATTTTTCATTTTTAAATAAAATGTATGCTTTATTTTTTTTAATATCAATAGATGTGATTTCCCCATATTTATTGAAATATTGATGAATAAGTTTTTTAGAGGGTTTATGTTCGGATTTGACAACAATGCCAACTTTATTGGGGAAAGGTAATCCAGAAGTAAATGTAATATAGAATTTTTCTAAATCATTATAATAAGAATTTTGAGCTTCTTCGGTAACTCCAATATATTTTCCAGTTTCAAAGTCATATTCATCAAAATATAGTGATTGTAATTCAGGAATACCAATTTCATCTGATAAAGATTTAGTTTGTATAGGTCTATTATCAATACGATCAATAGTAGGAGGTCTTTCTTTAATATTCATTTTACAATTTTTAGGTTTTACACTTACTCTATTTTTAGTATTTTGATGTGGTTTAAGAGCGGCAATACGTCTTGCACATAATGGTAATTTATCATATTGATGTAATAATATTTCTTTTTGTTCATTTGTAACATCATCGGTATAGGTATATTTAGCATTAACTGTAGTAGCAATAGAAGCAAATAAATGAGCGATTTTAACATAAAATTTAGCGATACCAGTGCACATTCTTTTTTTTCTTGTATGGGAAGATACGTCTAAGTTATCTAAATGAGTTTTATCAAAATATAAAACTGGTGCTTTAGAAATTTTATTAATTTTGTTTCCTTTGTGTGTTTTTTGTTCTAAATAGTCAATATTCATACCATTCATATAGCGTTTTATAGCTCTGGATGTTAAAACAACAAGTTTATTACAATAAGTAGGTTTTTGCAAGTTTTTTAAATCTTGAAAACTGGCATTAGTAATATATTTAGCAGCAATATAATTAATAACAGTTTTAAATTTCATATGTTTGGTATGCTTATCCTTATAATTAGTATTTTCGCCACCCTTTTGTGGATGTAATAATGTAGATCCTTTATTACCCATATGATTAATATATATATTATAAAATTGAATTAAAAACAATTATTAATATATTAAATTAATGGCGTTCATGATGAGTAAAATAAATAAAACCAAACGTAAAACCAAAAAAAAAAATTTAAAAAAAATGTGGGATGCGTTTAGTAATGAGGGAGTAGATATGACAAAAAAATTAGAATTACATTATTCTAAAAGTGAGCAGAAACAAAAAGAAAATTGTGATTTATGTAATAGTTCATTAGCATATGTAGAAAATAAATTATTAACTTGTACAAATCCGAAATGTGGTATAATTTATAAAGATGTATTAGATTCAAGTCCTGAATGGAGATATTATGGTGCTGATGATAGTAGTATGACAGATCCAACAAGATGTGGTATGCCAATAAATCCATTATTAAAAGAATCTTCATATGGATGTAAAGTAGTATGTAATAGTCGTTCAACATATGAAATGAGAAAAATAAGAAGATATACAGAATGGCAGTCTATGCCCTATAAAGAAAAATCACAATATGATGAATTTGAGAAAATTAAAACCTTGTCAAGAAATTCAGGTATTCCAAAAATAATAATAGATGAAGCATTAAGACAACATAAAAAGATATCAGAAATGAAAACATTTAGAGGTTGTAATAGAGATGGAGTGATAGCAGCATCAGTATATATTTCATGTAGAATTCATAATTATCCAAGAACGGCAAAAGAGATAGCAACAATATTTGTTCTTGATAATACAAGTGCGACAAAAGGATGTAAAAATGCAGTAAATTTATTAAATGAAATGGAAGAATCAAATATACTTGGAAGTAAAACGCATTTTCATCAAACAAGACCAATAGCATTTATAGAAAGATATTGTAGTAGATTGAATTTAAATAAAGAATTAACAATGGTATGTAAATTTGTAGCCAATAAAATCGAGAAAAATAATATAATTCCAGAAAATACACCTCATTCAGTAGCAGCAGGAATTGTATATTTTGTAAGTCAAACTTGTAATTTAAATATAAGTAAAAAAAATGTAAATAATGTAAGTAAAATAAGTGAAGTAACAATAAATAAATGTTACAAAAAATTAGATAAACTAAAAAGCGAGTTAATTCCAAATATTATCATTCAAAAATATTCAGATTAATTA